GATGTTTGCCAACCTCAAAGCTGAACTACACTGGAAGCAACGCAAGTGGATGCTATCGGGTGGACGATTACTCCATGACTACGGCTGGAATGAGTTTGAGAATGTGAAGTACAAGAACAGGGACGGTAAAATCATCATACAGCCCAAAGAGGAGCTATTTCGTGAGGGGATACCAAGCCCTAACGTAGTGGATGCTGCGGTATTGACCCAAGCGGTAGGGGAGACAAGCGTCAAGAACTCTAAACTCTATAGGGGAAATAACGCCTTTCAAGACAAAATGCTCGACGTTTGGAGGGGTTAGGATATCCACAACCCCTGATGGACAGGTTGTATTGACACTCTTTCCTTCCACCTCACATCATAAAGGCATGGCAAAACGCTCTGAATCGGTAGACGTTGCAAAGTTTGGCGGCACGGACAACCTGGGGACAGTGCAGATGGGAGGTCAAACACATGAGGTTGCAAACATCGAAGCGCAATCAACACGCAAGCTCGAAGATGATGTCGGGCATGGCTCGGCTGCTATCATAAGACGCTTTGTCTATGGCATGAACCCTGTTGCCTTCAAGGAGCACCCACCCACCAAACAAGAGCTATTCAACGCACACTACAAGAGCATTGAGCTTACCTTGTGGCGTGATGGTATGAAAGTGATGCCAGAGATCGAACCCCGCCTCGTTTTAGATACAAAGAAGAACCAATACTACATATTCGTCGGTGCGCGTCCGGCAAAAGGACACATATTACGAGAACGTCCACAAACATTAGCTGAAATTGCTCATGGCTGAAAAACTCACAGACAAAGAGATTTACGACACTCTCCCAGAGGAGACGAAAGAGATATACTCCAAGTACATGGAGAGCTTCTACTTCCTCCAACCACGCAAGCGTCGGCAAGCCCAACAGCTTGTGCTCCTCAACAACCTACAGCGTGGTGATGAGAACATCGCCTCAACACTCCTTCTCACGCTCTTCAACCGCACCATGTCCACCCTATACGATGACAAGCTACAGATAAAGTTCGTCCCCAACGAGGAGCTTGAGCAGAAGCAAGTACAGTCCCTCAACATCCTCGCACGGAATGACTACCAACAGATGAACATGAAGCAACTAGACTATGACTGGACATGGGATGCGCTCTTCTTTGGTCGTGGATACATGGAGACACTCCGCTTCGATACGAAAAGGAAGATAATGCAACCGCACGTCATAAATCCCCTTGTATTTGGGTATGATCCTTTCTTTAGCGAGCCACAGCAATGGCGGTACTACTGGAAGTGGATCACCAAATCATCTGTGGAGGTGAACCAGCTCATCAAGGCAGGTATCATCAAAGGCATCACCTCAGCTTCAGAGCTACCTTCCGGCATTGACCCATTCCTTTGGAACTACAAAGTGATTCGCGAAAGAGCTAAATACGTCACCCCACAGGCCAGTGACTCATTCCAAGGAGACATCCACCAGATACTAGAGTTCTTCGGCTACAACAAAGATGGAGAGAAGTGCATCTACTGGCTGGATCGTAATTTCTCGAAGGTTCTGTACTACGAGGAACTCGATTTGCAGGACGGAGACGATATTGTAGGACCTGGTAACGAGGTGATAAAGACCAATTCAAGGTGGCCTATAGCTCTAAAGGAAGCCTTCCGTGAACCACATTCATCGGTCAACTTCTCTGTCGCCGATCTCCTCGAAGATAAGCACCGCGCTCGCTCTGTTCTCTTGAACCTTGCCTTCCTAGCCGCTAAAGACAAAGCAAATCCCCTCTATGTGTACAATCCTGATAAGGTAAAGGACGTTACACAGCTCTTCTCACGACAAATCCAACAGCACATCCCCGTCGAGTCGGTTACGGATGCCATCGCACCTCTCAATACCGATCCGGCGATGGACCCAACCCTGCAAGCCTTCATGCAGGTACTAAATCAGGAGGCATCTGATCCTATTGGTACTAATCTGCAGGCAGCACCACAGCCAAAGGGCAAGCAAACCGCAACCGAAGCCGCAATCCAGCAACAACTCTCCGATGTGGCACAGTCCCTTCAAAGTAAGGTCATGCAGTTCGGCGTGGAGGACTTCTGGGCAGCGTGGTACTTCCGTTACAAGCGTTACACCAAGGCTGGAGATGAGAAGATTGCTACAGTCGTCGGTGTAAAGGGTGTTACGTTTGAGAAGATTGACCTCGGAGACATCAAGACAAAGTACCCACCTGGTGTCATTGTCTTCTCTGCCAAGGAAGCCGAATACAAAGACCTCGTGGAACGCCGTGATCTTATGCAGATGTACCCACAGCTCGCCACCTCACTCTCACCTGATGGTATGAAGAACTTTAACAAGTACGTCTTCTTCCCCAAGTTCCTCAAAGACCCACAGATGATGGAGGTGCTCTTCCCCGACTCTATTGACGAGTTGAAGGCACAGGAAGAAAACGAATCTCTCAACAAGGACGTGATGCCCAACGTACTTCCAACGGATAACCATGAGCAGCACATCCTCATTCACCGCATGGCAGCTAACACTTGGGCAAAGTGGACGCACCTTATGTGGCACGAGGAATTGCTGGCCCAACAAAAACAAATGCAAATGACGCAACAGCTCATGGCGCAACAGCCGCAGGTTCCACAAGAGCCTTTAGAGCCGCAGGTCGGTGTTGCGAACCAAAGTCCTTTGGATGCTGCGGCGTCATTGAGAGATGAGACATTATCAAGCATAAATCAAAATACAATATGAGTCAGAACTACGCTCGTGGTGTCCCCATGGGCAACAACCAAATCCCGTTTCAGAACTGCCCTCCTGCTGTAAAGGCAATAGGTCAATACTTTACGGAAAATGCAGCGACATCATCCGTAATCACCCTTACGCAGGATACGACTGCTATTGAGATTACTAACACTGCGGCTAATCGTGCGGTGGCTATCCGTTGGATTGCAACGGGCGACACGGCGGCAAGTGTTACGTCTGCCAACTACGATCATGCCGTCGCTGCCAACACGACCCGCAGGTTTGTAGTACCCATTGAGGCGATAAACAACGCCGACGGGTATTCATCTGCGGTAGGTGCGAATCGTTCCAATGGTCTATTCCAGCGTGTAGCGTGGATTAGCTTTGGTCCGGCTTCAATCCTGGGCAGTGAGTATGGGTCGTCAAATAGTTATTAGGATTAAAAAAGCATACTATGGCTAAAATCAAGGAGGAAATGGCAGAGAAGGAAGTTATCCCCACAAAAATAGAGAAACTTTCTGTTGACTTTCTTAGAGAGGATTTGAACAATGTAGTTGTGAAGATCAACGAAATTATCGACGCACTAAACGACAAAATAGCATATGAAAATGTCTAAAAAGAAGATGGAGATGTCCAAGATGGACAAGAAATCAGACAAAATGCAGATGCACAAATCCAAGGTTAAGTCGGCAGCTTACAAAGCAATCGGTGGTAAATATTAAAGGTCGCTTATCAACCAATAAGAGAAAACTATATGTCAATCAGATTACCACTTCAGAACGTAGGTACGTTCACAGCAGCAGCTAGTGAGACGGGTGCAGGTTCGACGGCAGGTGGCTTTGCCCATGCCTTCATCCTCCCGCAGGATACTGATAACGTCGTAGTGAAGTTCACCGCATCGTGCGCTGGTGCAGGCTATTCAGCCACCCTCCAGACGACTGATGATGGTGGTACTACTTGGTACGATATCTCCCGTTCCTCGATTGTGTCTAACGCTAATGCGACGACTGCGACGTGGTGCTTGGGTGGCGTAAATGGTACTGGTTTGGCAACCGCACAAAACGGTTTCCCTACCGCTTCCATTCTCACCGTCGGCATCCGAAGCACAGCCGCTTCTACGTTGGCAACCAACCAGATTTCGGGTCTTCCGATTCTTAGTCAGAACGCTCGTGTGTTTGTCCGCATCACTGGGGACATCACCGATGCAGCCGCTAATACATATACCGTCAAAGTCTTGGTAAATAGCCAGACTGCGACGGCGTAGTATGCCGGAAGATGTAGCTGAGAAGCTACGAAAGGAAGAGACTAGAGTCATAAACATTCTCGAAGCGATACAAGGTATCAAGCAGACGCGAGAATGGAGTTCCTTGAAAGAATTATTGTTTGACGGTCTCGTGCAAACGCTCCTCAAAGAATTGAGGGTGGAGGCACGAAGAGACGACCCCGATCCAAAGAAGCTCAACCGTATATCGGGAGAGCTGAAATGGGCAGAAAGATACTCTAACCTTGATAAGTTGGAGGAGTCTTACAGGGTCGAATTACAAAGGATAAGAATCTCATATGGCAAAAAACCAGAATGACCTGCCGGAAACGGCCGCGACGGAGCGCGTTACTGCTCCAGTTGATACCAAGCCTCAATGGGTGATGCCTCGTCAAAAGCGTGTTGAGAGACAGGGGGAAACGTCCGCACCAATGACGGCACGTTACCCGCAAGTGCGTGGAGGAATCTGCGAATACTGCGGTGTTATCGACCCCAACGTCCCCTCCAGCTTTCAGTACAAGCTCTGCCCCCACTATCGTGGTATGCAGTTAGCCTGTACCTACTGCCCCAAGGACAAATCACCCGATGATGTGAACTATCATTCGGTGCTCAACATCGCAGAACATCCGAACAACCCTGACACGCTCGTTGTGTGGTGCGACTCATTCAATTGCAGTAACGCCCACATCGAACGTTTCAAGACAGGTTTGTAATCGCGCTTATAAGTTGGTCGCTATAGGCGTTGTAAGAGACTACTCGTGAGCAGTGGTTCGCCGCCCTGCAAGCATTGTTACCAAATAAATTAAATAATTATGGCTGAAGATATTACTAACTTTTCTACCGAGGAGATTGCGATCCAAAACATCGAATCACGCTCCAACAGTAGGATTAAAGAGCTTTCCGATAAAGTCGAACTGACGGCAAAGGAACGCGATGAGGCGAAAGAGCTTCGTGAGCAAGACCAGAAGAAGATTCAGGAACTTGAACGCGAAAGTGCTTTCAACTCAGGGTTCATTGATATGCTTACGAGTCATCCAGGTGCGAAAGATCACAAGGATGAAATCAAGCAAAAGGTACTCTCAGGCTATTCAGTCGAAGATGCTACCTTTGCTGTTCTTGGGAAGGCTGGGAAACTGGGCACAGCCCAGGCAGTGGCTACACAATCTCCAGCAGGAGGTTCAGCCTCTAATACCATCACCGCCCAAGAGAAAAGCATCAAGGATATGAACCAAGCAGAACGCCGCGCTATCCTAGAAAAAGAACTTTTCTGGCAGTAAGTAAGACGGGTTTGGAAAGTACAAATATATGGCAGTAACAGTCCGTGGGACAAACTGGGGTGGTGCAAGTGCAAACACTTCCGAATTGCTGACGGCGTACATCACTGACAGAATCCGCGCTCTTGAGCCGGAGCTTCAGTATGCTCGTCTCGGCGTTCGCCGCGATGCTCCCAAGGGATTTGACCGCATTCTTTTCCCGCAGGTCAACCAACTCCCCAACAAAATTAACATCAACGTAAACAGCTCGGTCACTTCATACGGCTCCTTTGTCGGTGGTGGTATCGGCGGCTCCCTCTACGGAGCTGGCGCATCCGTCATGGGCGATGCCGCGATTGCACCAGGCGCACCAGTGTCTTCATCGACAGGTGTTGCCGCAATCGTGGAAGGTACGAATCCTACCTCAGTAACATGGGGCGGTACTTCGTATGGCTCAGGTCCGTTCCAGTACGGTATCCTCGTGCAGGTGTCTGACCTCCTCGTCCGCGACTCGGCAATCGAAGTTGTCGATGCGTGCTCCGAGGAAGTCAACAAGGCACTTGCCCGTCAGGTGGACGCGATGATTCAGACTGTTGTAAACTCAGGCACTAATGGTGTTATCTACGCAGGTGGCAAGACTTCCCGCGCAGGTCTCGCCGCAGGTGACACGATTACGCAGACTGAAATGACCAAGGCCGTGACTTGGATGCGTGCAGCTAACGCTGCTGGCGTCAAG